CATCAGAGTCCTCTCCGAAGACGTTATCACGGTTGACAATAGTTCTCGGCACGTAGTAAATATCTTGCCCGTAAATTTCAATGCTTTCTACGACTAGGTTTTCCATGAACTTCTGCTCTTGAGCAGAACCGTTAATCTTTAATCTTCCAGCATTACTATAGTCTGACTGAACGTAATCCTGTGCTGGTGTATTTGAATATGCCATACATTAACCTACTAGATCTAATGGTGGTAACTCATAACGATCACGCAGTTCTTTTTCAAGATCTGTTTTAAACGTAGATGCATCCTCAAGGATCTGACGACCATTAAGTGTAACACCACCTAGCATTTGAATGCCATCATACTTACTTAGGTTACGACCCCACTGTTGTTGGAATAATGCTTCCACATAATCCTTCAACCAGTTATCATTATACATGGAAGTATAAGTTTCTGGGTCTTGACGCATATTACAATCAACCATAATATAATCACCTGGTGATATATCTTTCCAATCAAAGTCCATATAAAGTCTACCTTGCTGCTCGTTCCATTTAATTCTACGATTTGCTTGAGAGTTGGTTACCCAATCTAAAGTCTCAAGATATTGAGAAGTCATAAAGTAATGTAGAATACGACCATGTGTCATATTGTACATATCATTCAAGAAGAGCTGGTATTTAATATTGAATATATTACCACCAGACATTTTCGACATACCAATATTAGTATACACATGATTGATACCTAGCATTCCTGGAGGTGTATCAATATAATTATCTGCACCATACCAATCAGTAGAACCTTCTTGTGAGAATCCTTCTGCCTGATCCAACATAGCCTGTGTAACTTCAACTCTCATGAAAGTTTTATAACTTCCATTGTAATGATATTCCTGATAGTAATCAATTGCTTCTTCAATTAGATCATCTAGTTGCTCAGTAGCAACGTTAATGTCTATCGTAGGATATCCTAACCTACGAAGAGCATAATCTTTTATCTCAGTTTTAGTTGCTGGTCTTGTAGCTGACATTTATCTTAAGCGAATGATTGGATAGTCAAGTTAGTAACATCATTAGCACCAACGGTTTCTCCTTTCTTGAAGAATCCATCAACATTATCAACGGTAACTGAAGTAGCACCTAGAGCAGTGATAACTCCTGTTGAACCTGAAGTACCACCAGTTACAGTTGCACCAACTTCCATCGTTGTGATGTCAGATAGAGCGAATGTAGCATTGGTAAAGGTAGTTGAAGTATTAAGTGAAGCTCCTGTGCCATGTATAGCAGAAACAGGGATTGTTGCTCCATTACCATGTATAGCAGAAACTGGGATAGTAGCATCCCCACCACCACCTGTAATAGTTATAACTTCGGATGCTGCATAATTCAATCCATCAACATTGATAGCAACAGCAGTAACATTTCCACTAGCATTAGCAGTTACATCAACTGTCAATCCTGTTCCTGATCCAGAGGATGATGTAGCAACTCCAGTTGTAGTTCCTTCAGTATATCCAGTACCAGCAGCAGAGATAGTTCCAAGAGTTTTAACACCAGATGCATTAGCATTTGTTAGTGTAATAACTTCAGAAGCAGCATAGTTCAAACCATCGTTAACGATAGTCGCACCAGTTACAGCACCCGAACCATCAACACTAATAGAAACTGTTAGTCCAGCACCAGATCCACTTGCTCCTGTAGCAACAGTTCCTGCAGAGTATCCAGTACCAGCAGTAGCAATTGATCCAAGAGTCTTGACACCAGATGCATTAGCGTTAGCAATAGTTAATGTCTCACCGTTTGCATATCCAGATCCAGCAGCATTAACTGAGACGTTGGTAAGAACACCGTTTGTAGCAGTAATGTTAACAGTAGCACCTGTTCCTGATCCAGAGGATGATGTAGCAACTCCAGTTGCTGTGATGTATCCAGTACCACCTACCAAAGTACCAAGGTTAAGTGTAGAAACACCACCAAGGTTGGGGTTAGTAAGTGTTAAAGTATCACCAACTTCATATCCAGAACCAGCAGCATTCAGAGCGATTGCACTAACCACTCCACCTACTGTAGTAGTATCAACAGTTAACCCAGAACCAGTACCTCCACTCGTAGCAACTCCAGTTGCATTAGTAAATCCACCAACACCATTAGTAACAATTGATCCAAGTGTTACAACAGATCCAGGAGTAGGATCTCCAGATAGATTTAGTACCAATGTAGTTGAAGTTGCAAGGTTATTAAGCATTGCACTCAATTGCTCAAATGCATTATCAAGTTTTGCTTGTACTCTTGCTTCTGTATAATATTGATTAGTTCCTTCAGAAAGATTAGTTGTAGATTTACTTGATAAATCTAAGTTTGCTCCAGTAGCAGCTGCAACTCTTACATTTGCTCTTGCGTCTGTATAATAAAGATTTGTTGAACCTTCAGATAAATCATCAGTATCAGCAGCAGCAATACGTGCATCTGCTCTAGCGTCTGTGTAGTAAAGGTTACTACCCTCAGTAAGATCTCCAGTATCAGCAGCAGCAATACGTGCGTCTGCCCTAGCATCAGTGTAATAAAGATTAGATGATCCTTCAGTTATGCTATCAGTATTAAACTCAGTAAAGTCTATTGCTATGTCAGCAGTAGCAAGTTTAATACCTGTACCATATGTAAAGTGAGTTCTAGTTCTAGCAGCAGTTGTAAAGAGATTGGTTGAACCTTCAGTTACATTATCTGTGTTAATGTCTGCCTGTGTTACAGAAAGAGCACCTGAACCATCATGTGTGATACCAGTACCATATGTGAAGTGTGTTCTGGTTCTTGCAGCAGTAGTAAAGAGGTTAGTAGAACCTTCTGTTACATTATCGGTATTAACATCTGCCTGTGTAACTGTAAGAGTATACGTTCCAGCAGCATCATCATAAACCTTAGTTATACCTGTACCAGCAACTATAAGAGCATTGACTCTATCATCTACACGCTCATTAGTGTAGTAAAGATTAGATCCTTCTGTTAAAGCACCAGTATTATGATTAGAAATATCTGAAACTTGACCAGTTACGTTACCAGTTAACGCACCAGTAATAGCAGTTATGTTTGCAGCATCTGCAAAGATTCCTTGCCATCTAACTGTATTAGTTCCAAGATCGTATGTGCTATCAGCAGCAGGATTAAGATCCTTAGTAGTAGAAGTAGCACCTGTAAGGTTACCAACTAAATCTGAAGTAATCTCATTAGCAGCAAAGTCACCAGATGCGTCACGTATGACTAAGTTATTTGCAGCGTTGGATGATGCAGAAGCAACGTTAATTGTTGTGTTACCTGATATACCATCAGCATTGGTAAGTGTAATACCAGAAGATGCTGTTACACCAAATGTTCTATGAGCATAAGTGTTTGCAGCAGTCCTGACCATGTACCCAGTACCAGACTGTGCAGCAAGTGCAGTTATATCAGCATCATCGTAAGTAGTTGTAAGAGTAACAGCAGCACTACCATCAATGGATACATTACCATTTACAACACCATCAATTGTTAATACTCTAGCAGTCTTCCATATATCAGCAGAAGATGCATTACCTAAGAATCCAGCACCTGCACCAGCAGCACTAGCAGCAGTAATTTGATTAGCAGCAAAGTCTCCAGAAGCATCACGATTAACAACTGTGGATGCTGTATTAACACTTGCAGTTGTCATGTTATCAAGGTAATCAACGTTTAAGTTGTTAACCTTAGTAGTAGAAGCAATAGAGAATGGAGCAGTACCAGTAGTAAGATTAGATATAATCTGACCATCTACTGTTGCAGTGCCATCAACATTTAAGTTGTTGTCAATATCAACTGATGTACCAGCACCAGTTACATTAAGTGATCCAATTCTTAGAGCACCATCTGTTCCTGCCATTACTTCAGCAGTATTAGTAACAGTTGTTAGGAATGCGAATTGGTTTGCTGATCTGTCGTATCCGAAGAACCCAATTTTAGCAGAGCCGTCGTAGTAACGGAACTCAACACCCCTATCCTTAGCATCGTTAGACGATGGTGCTGTGTCACCACCCAGAGTAATAATAGGGTCATCGAGAGTTGTGACCGTACTATTGACAGTAGTTGTTGATCCATTAACTATTAAGTTACCTCCAACTGTAAGGTCATTATGGAATTCACCATCACCTGAACTATTAGTTACAGTGAATGCTGAACGTGTATTAGTCCCATCATAAACTACAAAGTTTCCACCAATATAGGTGTTCTTATCAATCGTTGCACCACCAGAAACTTGAAGAGCAACTGAATTATCTGCAAGAGATGTTGCTTCATCAGTATTACTAATTACAAAATTACCTGAAACATCAGCACTAGCATTAAGATCTAATGCACTACTAAGTTCTGTATTACCATATACTCTTAAACCTTCACCAATCGCAAGATTCTTACCAATAGCAGCACCACCAGTTAATCTAATAGCACCATCAGCAGCGTATGATCCTGTTAATGTTTGTTGCGTGTTAGCAGTAAATGTATTAACACCAGATGTTTGGAATGTATCATTAATCTGTGTAGCATCACCAACGGTTAATGTACCAATGATATTTGTGTTACCATTATCAGTATCAATTGAGAACTTAGATACAGCAGATCCATTTTGAACATCAAAACTTTCGTTAGCAGCATTAATTACAAGTGAATCAATAATATTTGTTTGACCTTGTACAGTTAATGTACCTTGTGTTTCTGTATTACCATTATCTGTATCAACAACAAACTTATCTACATTACTATTGTTCTGTATCTTAAACGCCTTATTGTCAGCATTAATAGTTACGTTGTCTTGTAATGTGGTAGCACCATCAACATTAAGTGTTGTATTAAATTCTACATGTCCATCAGCAGTTAATGTACCTGCTGTATTTGTATCACCAGTAGCATTATCAATAAAGAATTTATCTGTTGTACCAGAACGAACAGCAAAGTCTGCATCAACATCAACAGTACCATTAAATTCTGAATTACCATTTTGTACTAGATCACCTTCAGATGTGATATCTCCTGTAGCACCTAAAACACTAAACTTAACTGTGTCTCCAGATGCTTTCTTACCAACGAATAGACCTTCACCAGATCC